AATCTCACCAGACATAGCCATAACTTCTTCACTTGGCATTTTCTCTCTCCTGAATTAAGACTTATCTTGGAATCCACGAATCTTCAGCGCCTTCTTTCGATGGGCAGCAGACGTGTAAACTGGATTGCCCCCGCCCGTAACTTCAGTAGGGCAACCACGCGCTCTTAAATGATCTCTGAGATCCTGTGCCTGTTCTGGATGAACGCCGCTGGCAACACAAGGCTTCATCGGCCAGGATCGCTTCACTGGATTGCTAGTACCATTTACAGTCACAATCTGCCCTGCCATTTCAGTAGACCAACTTCGTAAACAAGGCTGCCCGTTCTTGAGTATAAATCCAGGAGCCTTTCCCATCTGGAAAATCTCTTCAATGATTTCCCCGTTAGGCCTCTCATAGCAGTAAATTGGCATCTTTACTCTCCAGTCTCTATTATAACATGAGGCACCAATGGCGTCTAGCCAGTAGGTCTCCCAATGGCGGCTGCCTCGGCAGGCTGCTGCTTACCTCCTAATAAGGTCTGCTGTAATGCAGCAGACTTCCCGCTTTCCGTCGCACCTGGCCTATTTACCCTCTCGACTGTTCTGCTCGTGTTGGCAGGCTTACGCTGCCGATCTGCGTTCATCTCATTTGGCTGCTCATTCGGAAAGATTATGAGCCTGTTTAGTTCTGGGAATGGCGAATGCTTTGCAAGTATGTCCATTAAGAATTGTACGTCAAGCTCCCCGTTCTGGGCCTCAATAGCTGGCATTAAGGGCATGATATACTGCTGCATGATGACTCCAAGTTTCTGGAGCTTCTGAGACGGAGAATCATCTGACATACTGTGCGGCGCGATATTCAAGTCATACACGTCAAACCCGCCCTTGCGTGACTGCTGATCCCACGGAACTGGAACCGCAAGATCCATCCCAGGGATCTTCATCTGCAATACACGATTCCTCACCGGGTCATGCCACTCGTAATAAGCTAGCGTCCTAAATAACTCTTGCGAGAAGTCCACAACCTGATCGGCCATATCACGGAGCTGTGCGCTAGATGAGCCGCTGATTAACTTCTCCTGGCCGAGAGTCTCAGCTTGTGGAGATAACCCGCCAAGCGAGTCAAGATTCCCTGCAATCCAAGAAAAGAAATCCTTAGTCTGTAAGAAAAACGCCAGCGTGTTCGGATTGACCCCACCTGCTGTAAGTAACTCAGGTTTTCCTCCTTGCCATCGGATTGCACCTCCATCATTCTCATTTTTGAAGGCAAGCACGGCATCTTCGTCATTGCCAGTAAACCCCTGGACTGTTTTCTGGTCCTTAGCTTGCTTCCCTAACTTCCGATATAAGCTGTTTGCGAGTTCATGGATATCTTGCCAAATCATCACGGGCGGAATGGGGAGAAGATTACTTGGAACTTCATCAAAGAAGAGCTTGTGGTATGGCCCCCTATTAGGCCCTTCCCATTCTGTTACATTGAAAATTTTCTTACTGTGTACTCCGTAAGTTATAAGAAGGTCTTCTTCCGGGAGCCATATATCACGGAGCTGTACCTTTTTCTTGTAAAGGTCGGCATCTTCATCCTGTGAGAGTCCTTCGCCCCTGCTCTCGCCACGTTCACCAAGCACCGTATAATTGTCTGGCTCTAGCCCTTGCTTCTTCTTTTTATCGAAGAAGTCGTCCTCCATTACGTCCGCGTAGTTCATCCAGTAGCTATTTCCTTCGTACTGGATTTGATCCTTATTGCTAGCAGACATATCGAGAACGTAGTCGTCGAACGTTATGACATCCACAAACGGAGCGCCATACTTATGCCCAAGTACCTCGCCAACAGTGTGGAGCCCACACTTCACAACTCCAATAGAAAACAGAGCTTCAAGCACCGTCCTTCTAAACGTACCTTGAAGGCCAATTTCTGAGGGGATTTCATTAACAGCAAGCTCCAGGAGGACAGCGGTAGACTTTAAGTTAGGGTCCTTAGTGCTAATGAGCACCTGTGGAGCGCGTGCCGCAAGCGAGCGAATGTAAATCGTGACTGCCATTTTCAAGAAGGGGGCATAGACCTTTTTCGGCGCCGCATCTACGTTGTAATGGAATCCAACAAACTGCCGTAATGCAATATTGCGATTATCCCGTGGGACCTCAAGCATTCTGTTAGACCAATCAATACTCTTTCGCAGCCTCTCAAATTGACGTTCGTTAAGAGGGTTAGTCATTTTCGGCATTTCACCACCCATCACTTGATTCTGGTTTATCTGCTTTCCGCATTTGCTGCCTCCAGGCTAAACTACCCACGGGAATCCTAGTCACCTTATCTTTAAGCATAAACTTACGCTCAGTCAGCCCACGATATGCTAATGCGTCCGCCACAACGCGGTCGCCGTGATTTGTTTTTGCGCCAGTAGGATCTGACTTATCAGACTCTCGCGAATGAGATACTCCCCCGTTAGAGTTAAATACATATTCGAGAGTCTCTTCCAGTGCTATTTTTGATCTATTTGTAAGTTCACCCTTTTCGATCACTGATCGATATTGCTCGAATAGAGATAGCTTAGTTTCTCTATTTGATGCCCACCCTGGTATCTGTGTCACTTCCTGGTAGGCTTTCTCTTCTCGACGGCGATAGTATATGTTACTATACTTCAGGTCAATTACCCTAGAGCCGAACTGCCTCCCAACACCATTGCTTTCCCAGATCATAAGTGCGTTATTCAACCACTTCGCTATTGCAACTGCCTGCCGAGCAAACTCCTCAGGTCTTATATAAGGGTTTGCATACTCTAATATCTTCTCGTGTGTAGCCACATCGTAGGCAGACAAAGTAGAATTAGAGCTACCAGTTCCAGCAGAAATGTCCCCTCCGAGAGTGAACTTCCTATTCCCCCCTATTTTACCATCTCCGTCCAATAAACACCAGAGATGAATGTGACCATCCTGTTCCTCCCTGAACGCAAGTGGTTCCCCAATAACATGATCGTAACTAAGGTTCCCAATTAAGATTGGTGGCCTAGCAAACTTCCGAATGACCTCTTGGATGGCTGACGAAGTAAAGAATTGGTGACCTGACCCTAGATAGTCGATGTCCCATTCCTGTGCCATCTGACGTGGTGACGACCTAGACTCGTGATCGTCATACTCAGGCGAGCGGAGCTTACCATCCAATATAGGCTTATAGTTAGCTGGATAGCCCGCATGATCGATGACGCGGACGGTACCATCTGAATTAGTCCGATACATCCCAATATTCTTAGTGGGATGGTCCCTCCAATGAAAGGTAAGCTTCTTGATATTTGTTTGTCGCTTGTCGTAATAAGCGTTTCCAGTTCCCTGGGGAGTGGAATTGTATATCCGACAGCGAGTAGCCGCTAATGTAGATGGCTCAATATTCCAACCTTCATCTACAGCCGCGAATTCATCCAAAAGAATAGCCCTGGCCCTGGCACCACGAGCAAAATTCTTCGTGGTAGTCTCACCAGAGATTAAGGCACCATTTTCTGGATTCTTCATCTTCATTTTATGGCGATGCTGTTCTATGTCGTACCCTCTTGGCATAAGCCAACCCGGCTGATGCTGATGGAAATAATCCAACTTCCAGAAGAGAGACTTGTCATTTTCGGCATCGTCAACATAGGTCGCATCACGCGAACCCATGATGAATGTTAGTTGCTCAAGCCTTGGAGAGAAGTGCCACAACCACTCAAACGCGAGAACGCAAAGCCAGCTTGCTCCCATGTCTCGCGTCTTCTCGATGAATAGATCATAGCCTGGAGGCTCTATCGCTTTGAGAATTTCCAGGAGCCCATCTTCCTGGAACGGATAGAGGATAAAGGGGAGCTTTGTGAAAGGGGCCAACCGAGTGTCGTATGTGTACCCGAACGTATTGATATAGAAGATCGGGTCACGGGCGCAAGCATCGCGCATAACGTCAGCGTAAGAAGGATCTTCCATCACTCGATGGTGGATCTTTGCGCGAAATTTCAGATTTTGTTCGACATCACGCGGAACGTGATGTGCGAAGGGAGAAGAAATCAAAAGTTGCCCCAGTTATTCAATTACATCCGTGACACAGTATCCAACTCACCGCCCCACTGGTTCCTTACGCTTGACGCCATAGTCCTGGCATATTCTTCAGGGGAAGAGGCGTAAAGGGTATCGTGCTTTGTAAGTGCAATTGAAAATCCATATTTCCGATCGCTAATTCCCTTAGGGCTACTCCAGCGAAAGAACCATCCTAACTCACTATTGTGAATAGAACAAAATCCGCAACCAATCTCTTGCTCGAAAGCCTTATACCAGCGAAGTACCCAGCAATTATCAAAGTTGTTCACTTCACCATCTCATTAACTTCCAAATCACTGCCAAAAGGAGCTGCCGGCGTCGGTTCCTGGCTGGTCTCTCCTGCATAACCTGGCTCTACATGCTCCAGCACGATTGCCTTAATGTCATCTTCAGTTGGACGGTCCAAGCTCTCGTCTAGTAGCCAGAGGATATTAACCTCTTCTGCCCAAGTATAGACTGATCGTACAGGAACTATCCAATGGAAGTTGTCGCCAGAATTAAGACCCAGCGTAATCATGCCGATCCACTGACCGTTAGCTTTAAGCGCAACCATTCCGCCGCTGCTTCCACCGAGCGCAGCAGTGTCCGTCTGATCGAATATGCCATGCTCAGATCCCCCGCCAAAACCCGGGATACGAACTCCAATTCTCGAAATAATACCACTCGTAAGCGAGCAAGTCCCGCCTGTTTCCTTGCCTCCCGGCGCACCGCAATGATATATCTCTGTGCCAGCGGCCGGGATATTCTTCCCGAGATAACACACTGCTCCAGTAGGTGTAAAATCTCCCTTTCGTACACGCAGTAATGCGATGTCACGTCTTGGGTCGACATTGATGACTTTTGCATCGTATTTTACCTCTCCTACTGTGCGGCCGGTCTCTACTTGCTCTTGTGTAATCTGAGCGTCACGATAACGGATGGCCTTCTTGGTATTACCGTCTGAGCCAATGACTGAAGTTACCTCCCGGAGGCTATCGATAACATGATGCGCGGTGATAATAAACGCGGCCTTCTTGCCGTCAACTTCAGCCAAGAAGATCGTGCCTGAAC